ACCCAATTGACCACCAAAAAAATTCGATACTGAACATCAAGGCTATGCCTTAAAGTGAAGGAAGCCGACCATGACGACGACCAACAAGATTGAAATTCAGGACGCCACCGAAGCAAAACAGAAGAGTTATTATGTTGAAACTGGCCCTCTGGAAAACACTCAGTTGGACCGCGATGTCCGTTTTGCAACCGCTGCTGACGCCGAGCAGGCTCGCAGTACGCTTATGAGCTGTCGCGACCGCGACGGGTTCGCGCCGGAGGTGATGGAATCCGACGAGCCCGCCAACACAACGTTTGCGCAGTGGACTTCAACGGGGTGGTGAGACAAAAAGGACTGCTAATCATGCTCGTATATCGCCCCGATTGGCCGCCACAAGTCCCGCCGAAGCTCTGGCTATTCCGCACGCCAGAGGTACACCGGCAATGCGGTCAACGTCACTGGCCTTGGCTTCCATGCAGTCGGTATACGGCTACGCTGCACGGCTCGAAACCTGAGCCGAAAAGTGAACAACGCCAATGTTCGCGAAAACCCGGAACTTCAATTCGCAAATACAACGGCAGCTATGCTGAGTAACCAGAAAGACTCACCATGACCAAAGGAGTGCTGAATGACCCCAATCCACATTAACCTGACCGAAGAACTGCTTGCCGTCTTGGCCAAAATCTCAGACCACGCAGCAGACGACGCCGTCGGTCCCCTGCTGGCCGAGTATCCACATCTGCGAGAGCCACAGATCGGTCCGCTGATTGAGGCCCTGTTGAGAAGTCATCCGGCTGTTGACCTTGTCCGCGAAGAGCTTGGGGTTGAATGGGTGGAACGGACCGGGCGAGGTTGGAAGCTTGGCGTTCCGAGGAAGAAGCCTGTTAAACCGACGCGAAAGGGGAAGAAATAACATGACCCAGACAATTCAAACCGAACTGCCACCGATCAAAGTTGGTGACGTACTGTACCGCGAGGTGAAGACTCATCGCAGCAACCCGGAACCGATCATCGAACCAGTGAGAGTCGCGAAAATCGGTCGCAAGTATCTTTATTTGTGGTTCCAATCGATGAATATCATCAACAAACATCATCCAGTTGACCTGACGACCTTGCGATACAGCGACGAATGCGGAAATTATTCGTTTCAGTTGCACCGCACACGGCAAGAAATTGACGACAAGAACGAGACGCAAGAATTGTGGGAAGCATTTCGCAAGCAGTTCTACTGGTCATCACGAAATCGCTTCACCCTCGACCAATTGCGTGAAGCCGCTCGTGTGCTCGGAATCGATGTTGGGGAAACGACATGAAAGAACTTCTTTGCATTATCGGTTGTTGCTTCATCGGCGGATTCCTGGCCCCGATCGGCGAGGATCTTGCCGAAATGTACCGCGACGACATCTCTTCCCGTCGTTTTCTTGAAACGTCAAATCAGCGAATTGCCGAGCAACGATCACGACGCAGCAACAGTGATTCGTCCCCTTCGAGAAATGGGGTTTGTGAACGTCAGGCGACCAGCAGTATCAACGATTGATGACGTGTCGTTCATCGTGCAATTCGTCAGCGTCTTTGCGGCCACGTTTCCGTCAGAGTCGTAGACCGAACCATTGTTCAGCGTGAGTGTCGTGTAAGTGTCAGAACTGACATCGTAGATCGTCCCGCCGTAACTGGTAACGGTTGTCCAGGCACCTTTCCAAAGGTATGTATCGCCGTTGTTGGAAAGCGTAGTTCCAGCACAATAGACGTTTGCCGAACCTCCATTTTTCGTCAATGTAGTCAGCGTCACGTTTTGTCCAACGGTCAACGTTCCGGCATCCTGGCGAACGGTTGAAAAAGTTGCCGTTTCGCTGTTGGATCCTAGCCCTACGTCAGCAATCGTCGTTGTCGAGGTGCTGAGAACATTAGCCACGTTGCTTGCACTCGTCCCGCGAAGCTGGCAGGAACTTCGTCCAGGATCTTGCGTCGTTCCAGTCGCGTAAACCGTTGCCGTTGTCGCCACGCTTCCGAAATTGATCTTGATCAGACCGCTGCCGGAATTGATCGATACCACCGTCGCACCGATGGCGAGCTCTGTAGCCCGCCATTCCTCGTACCCAAGCGTGTTTCGTGCTGGAAGCCCCAGTGTGCAAGTCTGGTCAAACCTCGGAGTTATCGTCAACGATGCCAGCGTTACCGCAGATTGACTCAGACCATAGAGGATTGAGACTGGCCGATCAATCACAACGTCGTCGGTATTCGCTGGAACCGTTCCAAGTGACCAGTTTGCAGTATTGTCCCAGAAATTCGGCCCAGTCGCCGTTGTCGTGTGAGAAATCGAAACCGTGCCAGATGACGATGACTTGGAAACTGTAAAAGTCGGCATTGATTTTCCAGCCGTTCTGGCCGTCAAAATCACCGTCGTCGATCCTGCAACCGCCGTCAGTTCGCCGAACTCTGCGATCGATGTGCCTCCAGCGTATGGAGAAACAGTCGCTGCAGGATCGGTGAACGTCTGAGAGTTGTAAGCCTGTCCCAACGTCGTGCAAACGTTGGCAACCGTCAAATATCCCGTCTGAAACGTCACGACGAGATTTTTAGAAACGCCTGTGACAGTGATTGAATCGCCAGCCGCCCATGTGCCGCCTACCGTGATAGTCCATTGATCGCTTGTCGGCATTGCGTTTCCGAGCCAGTTATTCGTAGCCATCGTTAAACTCCTTTATATGGGACAGTTTTGTTTAGTGAATCCTGTCGAGCGCCGCACCCGCAATCGGTTCCCGTTGCCGTCGCTACCGCTTTGACGACGAGATCAATGCCCGTGAAATGTGTCACCTTTGCAATCGTGTCGCCCAGACCTCGCGACGGTTGCGAAACGTCCCACGATTGCCAACACGCATGCGGAATGTCCAGGCATTTCAGCATTTGACAACCGACCAGCTTGCTGCAATCGGCCAGCGTTGTTTTTTCGTCTTCGGTCAATAGTCTGTGTTCTGTCATGATCAACTCATCGTGATAACGCTGGAGACATCAAACCCGCAGGAACACCCGTCAAAAATGCTGCTAACATAGGTTGCCGTCAGCATGGGAGGAGAACACGATACCACTGTTGCCGTCACCGGAGCATTGTTAAAAATATTCGAGTTACATTTGACCGTGAAAAAACACGGACCGTAACTGCTGTTGACGTCGATATCAAACAACAAAACGATTGAATCGCCAGAAGGAGCAATTGCCGACCCTGTCCAGCTCGAACCGCCACCTGTCATGGTAATGTTGAACGTGCCCCAACATGGGGAAATGATCGCCGCCGTCATGGTCGCTGGCAATGTGTCTTGGCAGCAACTTACAGTCGTTACCGCATGGCACGTTGGATCGGTATTTATCGCCACGCATCCCGTACAACCCGGCAGGCAAGAAATCGTAGGCATGTCTTGCGTAAAAGTGAACGGGCAGCACGATTGCGAACCATTGGTCCCCGCGCCCACGTAGGTGCCATCACAATACCATTCCGATTTCCAGGTGCTTCCCGAACAGTAGACCACGCAGCAGATCGTATGGCTCGAACCGTCGGTTGCTACCGCCGTTACGCAATACTCTCTCGATGGCCCGCTTGGCGATGTGATTCCGGTTCTTCCGCCAGTGCAAAACGTGATTCCGTCGCAACCGCCGAATTTTTGCGTCCCTTTCGATGGACAAAAAATCTGTATCGTACCTGGAGCACACGCGCAAAACGGATCGCAGCAGGCTTTTCGAGTAGTCTCGTTCGTGTATGTCGGCCTCGATGGCTCCCAGTCGACATCTCGGCAGTTTCCATAAGGACAAAGCCCTTGATCGTCGGCTTCCGAGTAAAACAATCCGTGAGATTTAACTTCAAACTTTTCGGGAAACCCTGGCGAATTGTTTGTCAGACGGAAGATGCCGCCCACGCACGAAAACGCATTGCAGGAGTAAACCGCTTGCGCCGTGAAACCAGCGTTGCAATCAATGATATACCGAATGCCCAACGTTGCCGACGATGATCTATTAGCATCCATCGCCGAAACAACCCGAAGATCGACCAGCCGCAAGCCACCAGGATTATTGATCCCCGACCAACCGGCCCCGACACCTCCGCCCGAATAACAGATTGCATCTTGGCCGCCGCCGCCAAACCCGATATGAACGTGACCATACAGCTTGATTTGTGCGAAATACTCAGCCGCAAACCCGCTTGCGACCAGTGCAGATGGAACTGGCAGAAACTCTAATCGTTGAGCCGGAATTGATGTCTGACCGGCTTCAATTGCTGGCAGAGTCACCTGAAAAAAGTTGTTTGGACATGCTCCCCGCTGCGGAACAGCCGTAACTATTTCCGGAGTAATACAAATCTTTTTTGGAAGCCGTTGTTGTGCTCCGGTCGTTGCTGATTGGTTAACCTGAAACAACGTGTTAGGCCCGAGACAATCCCACGAATTGACAGCATATTTGACGCCTGACGAATGTACGAACGTCATCGGAGATGTCGCAATGTTCAGTTTCCACCGCGTTACCGATCGAAGGAAAGTGAACGTTGCCGCATTGTCTGATGGATATCCTCCCTGCAAGTTGTATCGCTGGGAAATCGAGCACGCATATTGAAAATACGCATTGCCCTCGATGTTGTGAAAATTCGTTATTCCGCCAGTATATGGATCACCGACCAAACCGACATATTCGCCAATTGGACCAAACTCGCAAAGTTGCCGCAGTGGCATATCGACCTGTGCGAGCCATTCGCCCCAATCATTTTTTACGTCGCATTCGAAGCGAGCGATGTATTTGCAAGGAGGCTTGACCGTGTTTTCTTTGTCGCACCCGCACACGAACAACGGGTTGTAAATGGACGTGTCCGGTTCCCACCGGTTCGCGTCTCGGCAATCGCAGGCTCCACAGTATCGATGAAGTTCGATCATCACGCGCACCTATACCGAGTGACGACCCAACAACCGATGCTTTTCCCGTTGCTTAGACTGACAGGAACGCCGGAACCATGTGCCGCGAAATGTTCGATCGTTACGCTTTGGCCTGAAACCAATTGAATGCCAGTGTCGTTGTATGCGAGCACTCGACACGTTTTCGGCCTTAGCTTGGCCTTGGTCGTGTAAAACTGTCGGTAATTCACGTCGATGTAAACTTGCTTTGAATCGGTTGCGACAATGTCCGCAACGGTCCCGAAAAACGAGGTCCCCGTCGAACCGCCGAGGACATCACCGACCACCGAAAGATTGACATCAGACGTCAAATTCTGGCCCACGAACGCAACAAAAATTAATTGTCCAGTGAAGATCACGCCATTAATCCCACGCGAACAAACCAGCACGTCCGAAACGTTTGTCATGTCAGCATTGCTTAGGCTTCCATACGTTCCGACATTGGACACCGTCTCGATGTTCGGCAAAATCGTTTGGCCTTGATTGGTGTATGGCTTGGCCGTGAAACACGTCGTAGCAGGCGCTCCGTTTGCGCCGTACCCGACAAAATCGCAATCAACGAACGTGTTTTCTGCGAACCCGAACGGCGTATCGACCTGTGAAGCAGTTCTCGCTTGCGTTACGACCATGGGCGCAATCGAAAACTCATCGTAACGACGCCGTTTGACTTGCGTGAGTGGCGACAATTCCGCCTTGCGTGCCTTGTTCGTCGCGCGAATCGCTTTGACGCCATCGCTGTCGAGATAGTACGGTTTCCCCTTGTCGGCCATGTGACTCCCTTACGTGACTGGAAGCCCAATAGAAGAAAACGGAATTGCGTTGTAATAATCGACAGTGACAAAAATACAGGCTTGTGGACGCTGTGCATACGGAATCAAAACGCCGTTGATGTCCAGCGGTTCCGGTTCCGTCGCTGGCTTGCCGTCGATCTGGATTCGTTGGCGCTTTTTGTTGAAAATTTGATCCGTCACGATTTGGTATAGACCCGCGTTCGCTGGCTTCGGTCGCCATCCCAGAGGATCATAAATCGCCGTGTAAAACTCGTGGGCAAAATGGTATTTGCCTTCCCAATCTTCTTCGGCTGAATAAGTCATCATCAGCGTATACGGTTCGCACCCGAGAAACGTATCGGAGTTGAGAGCGCCGCTGTACCGTTTGATCGAATCGAGCCGATAGACAGACCAGTCTACATTGTGCTCCCAATTGTAACTTGTCAGCTTGACGTTGACTGGAACCCCGCCGTCAAACGGAGTTCCCGCCGTGTCGACGATCAGCCGATTGTTTTTGTCTCGCACGATGAATCGCTGTTGATCACTGTCCGAGACCTTTCGTTTCCATCGTCGTTTCGATGGATCAGGATCATCGATTACCGGGCAATCGGTCGTATATTCGACCTGCACGTCCCAAGCTTGATTTGGTGGTCTTGTGGCGCGTTTTTTTGGGGTTATCGTTCGGCAAAACGCAAACGGATAATTCGCATACACCCCACCTTCGGTGATTCCTGTGGTTGCTTTGAAGTTCAGCCGGGCTTGGTGAATGTTGACCAACGACCCAGTGTTATCAGTCATCACCCACATTTCGGTGTATGTCAAAATCGGCGTTCCATCGCTTCCGATTGTCGAGGAGTGCCCCTCGTCTTCCATGTGCGCAGTGATGACCATTTCACCCCCCTACCTTTGCGATTTCTGTAGGTTTTGATTTTTCGAGTGCCTGTTTTGTTTGCTGTTGAACCGTCAGGCTTTTTTCGGCCACGGACAATTGTTGTTTCGCCGTGTCATCCTTGCCACCGATTCCGCGAGTCAGCACTGATGCCGCCTCTGCGGACCCCAACAACGCAGCTTTTGAACGAGCGTCTTTATCGGTTTGGCCCACTTCAACCCCGACCTTTTTGCTGCCACCCAACAACGACAGATCCGGCGCTTTTAGCAATGGTGCCGCCGCCCGAGCCGCTTCGGACTCTCCGATTCCGTTCAGCAATGCGTTTTTTCGATCTTGCAGCGTCTTTTTGAAACCGCCCGAATCTTTTATTCCTTCCTTCGCCTCGTTCATCGTTTTTGTGAACGCTTGGAAAAAAGCTGTTAGCGCATTGTCGGTGTTTGCCGGGTTGTTTTGCGATGCCAACTCCTTGACGCCAGCGCTAAAACCTTCTGCGATGGAACCTTTGTTAAAGCCAGTCGTAATGCCTTTCCAAACGGCTTGCGCAACATTCGCGATTTCCACGAATGCTGATTTGATGTTTTCGATCAGAACATTGAACGATGCTCCGATTCCGTCCCATGTCGCAATCATGATTGACCCAACCTGACCCATCACGTCTGCCGACCGGGGAATGAGTTCGTACAACGCGATCTGCCAATCCAGAACAGCCGCTTCGATCAATGATCCTGCATTACGAAAGAAAAACGGAATGCCCGCAATGATGGGCTTAATCGTGTCGCTCATGTACGTGAAAATCGGAGTTAATCCTTCGATCCCCGCCTGCACGATTGGCCAAACCGCGTCCATCGTTTCGACGAAAAAACCGGGAACCTTTTCGAGAGCCCCAATCATGTTGTCGAGAACTTGCGACAGGCTGAACCGCTTTATCAAATCTTCGCCGATCGTCCGCAACGCCTGCGCCACCCCGTCTTTCATCGTGTTGAACTTGCCGATTATCGTCCCTGATTGGCGTTCTGTCATTCCGAAGAACCGCCCGCCTTCACTGGTCGCTGCTTGGAACGCGTATCGAACCTCGTCCGCACTCACGCCCCCGTCTTCCATGCGTTTTTTGAGCGTTGCCATGGATTCGCCGGTTTTCGCTGCGATCTCCTGCAACGGATTGAATCCGGCGTTGATGAACTGCTCCAGATGCTGGCCCATCAGACGACCCGTAGCAGACATCTGACCGAAGGCCGTTGACAATCCGTCGAACTTGTTCATATCGCCCGCAGCAACGTCGCCGAGGAGCTTGATCGTTGGCAGGACATCACCCGCCGCGATGCCGTAATTGAGCAACTTTTTCGCGGCTTCCTGAGTGCCCGCAAGATCGAACGGGGAATGATTTGCGTAGTCCGTCAACGCAGCGAGCATCACCTGTGCTTTTTCGGCAGAACCAAGCATGACCTCGAATGCAATCTTAGACTGTTCGGCTTCCGCCGCGAGCTTAACGCCAAATCCACCGACTGCGAACGCGCCAGCCACTGCCGCCGCCGCTGCCGTTATCGCTCCTCCAATGGGCGCTAACGAACTGACGACGCTAGACGAAAAAGACGATGCCGTTGCGCGAGCCCGAGCAAAGCCACCGGTCCAAGCCGTGTCGTCAACTCCGAGTTTTGCGACCAGATCACCGGCCATGTTAATCGTCCTCGTCTGGATTCATGATCCGCATGTATTGCGCGAATGAGCGGGCAATGTTTTCGAGTTCCCGAGGAGACTTTTTTTCCGTGCTATTTGCAGCCAAAAACACCGCCGCAAGCCATCCGATCCGCAAGTCGTCCCGTTTGTCGCCCAGTGGCTCGAGTTCGTCTAACGCGACCTGCAACTGCCATTCGTACAACGTGTGAGAATCGAAAACTTCCACCCACGCGCGAGGATGCGTTTTTCCCTCATGACGAGCCAGCCTCATCGCTAATTTGGCGTGCTCGTCCCTTCGGAGTTTTTTACGACGACGTCTTTCGATGGGACTTTGTTCAGTTTGGCCAATGCCTCTTGAATCGCTTGGAACGATGGCGTATCCAAATCGCATTCGAACGCGACCCGGTTACCGAAATCCGCGTCTGATTCGCCGGGCTTTTTGGAATAGGCCGTAGACCCGTCATCTTCAACCAGCACACAACCGACCAAAAACCCGATACGGTCATCTCCGTCGGCAATCGCACCGGACCGATTCTGTTCCCCCATCGAGGGAGTGCGAATTTTGATCGTCTCGCCGTTTGGCAACGTGACCGGATAACACATCCGCTTTCGAATCTTGTCGAGCACTGACATCAGATTTCATCTTCCTGTTCGAGTTCCGTTTTGGCCTTCTGATACTGCTCCCAATTCGGCCCCGGTATCGGCTTGCCTTCCGCGTCATACCCCAGAATCACGCCCTGCAACGCAAGCTGATGATCCTGCTGCTTGTGGTATCCGTGATGCGCCAAATGGTAGGCCGCTTGGATTGTTCGCAAGTCCGCCTCAGTCTTTCCAGTGGCTTGCAAACACTCTTCGTCCGACGGGTGAGCCTGACCCACGAGGCACATGAACAGCGCGTGAGGCATCAATCCGCCGTGACCGGGAACAATCACCGGCGTAAGTTCATCCCCGAATTCCGTTCCAACCGGCCAAACCGTGACCGGATTCGGATTGCCTTTGATGGCTCGAAACTGGAATTTTTTGAGGTAATCAGGCGGAGTGCGATCATCAATCACGCACTCCAATTCAAGAACGGTTTTGCATTTCATTGGATCAGCTCGTTAAACTTGGGGAACCAGTCATGGTGAATTTGAATTTGCCGCCGATTGGCTTGGAACCTTCCATCGACTCGTCGAATGAAATCCCCGCCGTCGTCCAGGCTTCGGCGCTTGGCCCTGCGTCCGTGCGCGTCAGCTTCGTCACGACGCCCATGGTTGGCGTTCGCATGTCGGCCAAAATCGACCTGTGAACGCTGGCAGACGTCGAGTCGAAAAGTACGTCCAATGTGATTTCGCAAGACTTGACGAATCCCGTTGCAGCCATCGGCAACCCGACAGCAGAATCGAGCGCTCGCACGTCCATCGTTTCTGAGCCTTCGCCCGATTTGTCAATCGAGACGATCTGCGGAACAGCCGTCAGTGTTGACGAAATGCTATATTGAAAAATCGTGCCTTTTGATTTCAAAATCGCCATCTTATTTTCCCTTCAGTTGAGCTTTTGCAATCTGTTTGGCTAACGATTCGTCAAACTTCTTTTTCATGGCCGCCAGAATTGCGCCTTTGCCGGATGACATCCCTAGTTTTACGACCGGGTTAGCCTTTTCTTTACCTGTTGACAATTGTGCTTTTGTTGGGTTTTTGATGTAAGAAAACTTGCCGCCGATCATTTTTCGGAAGCGTGCTTTTGTTCCTACTACCTGAGCCGCAGCCCATGCAACCTGGACCCGCTTTTTTGTCTGTTTCCCGACGTTTACGCCTACTTTTGCCTCAAAAAACCGCTTTTTCCCGCCTATTTTCTTGCCGATTGCTGGCTTCAACCATTTCGGAGAAACCGATTTAATTGCCTTCACGGCAGCATTTCCGCCAGCTTTCAGAGTCGACAATGCAATCCGATTTCCTGCACGTCTTTCCATCTGCTTCAGCTTGTCGTCAAATTCCTTCACTCCAATCATTCGCGTCGTTGTTTTCATCGCGCAACCTCAACGCGCAAGTTGATCGCAGCGACAAACAGACTGGCTTCGTTCAGCAAACTCTTGTCCGGTCTTTCTTGCTCGTCTAGGTCGGTTTCCCACACTCCTACCGTTCGATCGGATGACGTGAAATTGTCCACCTGCAAGAAAATCTGCCGCGTTAACAGCATCATCGCCGGGATTTCGTTGGCCTTGTCGAATAGCTTTTTTCTGACGACGATTTGAACTTGCTGAACAGAGTTGTCACTGCCGTCAAGAGTGTCGTTCGGCTGCGATTCGGTCATCGAAACAACGTCGACTCTGAGCCGGTCGATTTCCTCGAGCCGATCAATCTCCGTTCGTGAGTAATGCGCCGTCAGATCGAGTGCGTACGACGTCCCAGCGTTGACCCTGTCAACAATCGCCTGACAAGCCGCGTCCGATGGTGCTATCGTGAGCGTCATTTCTTACTTGATCTTCTGAGTATGAATCCTGATTTGGCCGAGCGTCAGCTTGTAAGGCTTGCCACCGTTGAGCGGGCGAACCTCATAGACACCGCCATCCGTGCAGGTGATGACGTCGCCTCTCGTCGGATTGGCCGTAAATGCCGTTGCCAACCCGATGAAGTCGGTGTACCGAATTTCCGTGAGTTGACCACCTGTTTCAATAACAGCAGTTTGTTCGGCTGATCGATACAGGAACGGACTGATTACCGTCCCCGTCTCGATTCGTCCGTAGCTGACCGTCTGGCCGTCGACTGTCAGCAAAACACCGGTCATCGATTGAACGCCCGCTGAAAGCATCGTCGTTTCCCGTCTCAGTTCTCTTTTGACACCGAAAGCATGTCCAAGCGACAACTGTTACCGGCATTTGCCACCGACCACGTCGCTTTTACCGACAGCGTTTGTGCCGCCGTCGTGTCAACCGCTGTCGATGCAAGGTAAAACGGCTTGCAGGTCGCAGAAAGTTGAGTACCAATCGATGCCCACCCGGAAGCAACCAGCGTCCCCGAGGCTCCGACTGTTCTGATGATCAGTTTGGCGTCGATCACGAAAATATCGTTGTTCGCAACGTCGATGGCACCGGTATCAACGATGGCCGTTGACCCGATGTACAACTTTGCCTTCAGCGTGTCTGTCGAATTGGTTGCCGTCGCAATCCCTTGAACGAAGATTTTGAGGATATCGCCTTCGTTGAGTGATCCCGCTGGGAAGACTGCTGTCTTATCGAATGCGGTTTCGGTCGTCGTGTTCGTCACGGCTGCCGATGCCGCCTGACTGTTCAACAGGTTCATCTTCGCATACGGATATAACCGCACGCGCACCGTGGCGTCGCCGCTGGCCGCCGCCTTAATGCACTTTCCGATCTGGAGGACGGCACCGTTGGTGTAGTCCTTGACGTCCGTTCCGTCGAAGTACACTGGGTCGCCAGCGCTGAACGCAATCGCGCCCTTTGTAAGGTCGTAGACACCATCGGCACCGTATGTGACCGGATCGTTAACAGCCGCCGCCTTCAGGCCCTGGTACACCATCACGGACCCTTCCGGACTGACAAACAGCGTCCCCGTCGGAACAGCCGCCGTAGCTGTGGCTTTGTAAATCCGGTCCTCGAAAGCAAGCGTCGCAGTTGAAGTCATTTTTTACCCTTTTTCGGCTGAAGTTCGGACTGCGACACTTCGGTATCCGGCTCTGGCGTCGCAGTGTCGCCGGTCGCCTCAACTGTTTGTTCAACTGGTGCGGAACATTCTTCGAGCAGCCCAAGGATTCGCACCGATGGCCACGAATCTTGCGGAACAGCATCGCCGGAAATGATGGCGCCGTCGTTGTATTCGACGCCACCAATTCCGCACGGTTTGCGAACTTTGTAAAACACTTGTTCAACTCCTGCTTATGCCTTGGCGCAGTAGAGACCTTGCCACGCCATTGCCTTGGCACCAATGTCAAGATTGACGTCCCAACCGAGGCCCCAATGGCCTTTGTCGAGCATGTACTGCCGGACCTGTGGAGCGCGTCCGGACCCTCGCAGGTATGCCACTTCGATCGTCGGCACCTTGTTTGACGCAAGGAACCACGTTGACGCCGAACCGCTGTATGCCGTTCCCGTCACTGGATCTGTGACCCCGTTTTTGAGCCGTTGATCACTGACGACGTTGATCATTCCCCACTGAGCTTGCATCGCGATTAATGCGTTGTTTGCAGGCTGCATAACGACACTGGCCGACGTACCCCCGATGACCACGGTCTGCGATTGCAGCAGACTGAACGCCGTACCGATGATGTCGGCAGGAACGATCAGGTGTGTCGGAGTCGCGCCCACGCCCACGCTGTTTTCCTGGAAGTTGTACATTGCAGCCATACCAGCCTGGAGCGTTGCCGTTGCCAGCGTTCCACCCGAGGAAACGTAGTTTGACTGCGATCCTTCTTGCGATGCCGAAAACAGCGAAGTCGTCGAACTTGCTGTGTTGATCGTCGGATTGGCCAGCAAAATCGCATAGACCAGATCAGGACGAACGCGAGCCGCAGCCAAGGCCATTTCAGACGGCACATCGCTGATCGCATCGAACCGATCGTCAATTATGTCCATCTCGTCGACCTTGAACTGTTGGCTGAAACGATTGATTTTGTACGACTGCATCACGTCAGATCGTGTAGCGTTGTCGGCTTCCGTCCCGCGAGAATGCAGAGACAATCGAGGCCCCTTTGTGAGTCGCGTTCGTTCCATCGTCTGGAAGTTCATCGCGTCAGACTCGCGAGTCCATCCGGCTGTCGTGTCTGGATGCTCCAAAAACTTTTGGAGCATCAGCGCGTTGATGTTCGTTGTGAAGATGTCGGCAAGCTGACTGCCAGAAACCGCCGCGCGAATCATATCGGTTCGGTTTTTGGGAACCGATCGGCCTTCAGCTTCGAGCGACGCCCGGCAGAAATCGGCCAGCGAGTATTCGCGATACTCCCAGGCCGCTTCCATCGAACGTTGCCGGAAATCTGCGTTCACGCCGGCTCGGAGCCATTTCGGAAGATTGAACGCGAGCCCCATCTCGCCGGAGAATCCGGGATTGTCGAGCTTTACACCAGCCCGCAGCATCACGGCCCCTTGCAGAGCCTGAATCATGCGTTGACCTTCGTCTTCATTGCGATGCCCGCTTGGAACATGCTGAAGGTTTTGACGTTTCAGGTACTCGTTTTCGGCTTCAAGGACCGACCAGCCCTTGCTGATGGCCGTGGCGCTCACTTGGTCGTCGCCTTTGCATTTGGCCTTGATGTCGGCAATTCGCTTGTATTCTGCGGAATGCAGACGTCTGGCCGCGTCGATCTCGTTTCGAGCCGCTGCCACCAAATCGAGGTCGCCACCACTTGCGGACATTTTCTTGCCCTTCGTTTCTTGAACCTCGTCTTCAGCGGTTTCCTTTTCCGCTTCTGACTTCGTTTCCGGTTCGTCGCCAGCAACTTTGGCGGTTAGTTTTTCGTCGGTTTCGGCTTCTGTCTGCATGTCATCTTCCTTTACGTTGAACGAGTCGTTTGTGTCGCGAGTGAGAACCGCGTACTGCTGGAGCAGCGCGTTACGAGCCTCTTCACTGAGTGCGATTTCGCTCAGTTCGAGTTTTTTCAACCAGCCTTCAAAGCCTTCATCTGCACTCATCAACGGATAACCCGCCACGAGCGACAGAACGGCATTCGCCTTGAATGAAACCGATGTATGACGATCGGCTCCCATGCCAAGGACTGACGTTTCACGCAGCGTTGATCGCGTCGCGAGCACGAAAGGTCCTTCAAGCACCTGCCCATTTACCGTGACTCGCTCGCCTGGCATCACATCGCGGGATGCTTCGATCTGAGCACCGATTGACGCCTGCCATTTGTGGCCCTTTTCGGCCATTGCCAAGATTCTTTTGACACTGGGAGACAGATCAGGGTCTGCCGTCACCATGCCGCCAAGAATCAGCCGCTCACCGTCGTTGATTATTCCGTCTGGATCTGTCTGACCCAGGATCGTTGCGTCACCTGTGTCATGCTTCACCGCAACTGGAATCGACCCAGATGCTTCAAGGCCCTGCAAATCGACCACAACAGGGATTTCAAACCCGTCTACCCGCAGTTTTCCGCCTGTGTATGCGACGATATTGAATCTGGACGGCGTTTTAGACATTGGCGGAAGTCTCCTCTAAAGCGTCGTGAGACTGGTTTTCAGGCTGTGTTTCGCTTGAATTCTGGCTGTTTTCTGGTCCGTTCGACCCGTTAAACGGAGATGAATTAGCCTTTTGGCTTGCATAAGCACGCGCAAACGCCTCTACAATGGCCTGTTTGACCGTGATTCCACGCAGTGCAGCCTCTTTTGCCATCGCTAGATCGAAATCTTTACCGGCCCGAGACCACTCCTCCAGAAGCGTCGACTGCCCTTTCGACATTCGCTCTGAACACGCTTCCGCTACCACCTTTTCATCGCTTTGAGGCAATGGTGGCCACACAAATTGATAATCGATCTCAGCGATTGTTGGCCCGCCATCGAGCAACCCTTCGACGAACACGCAATCTTCAAGAAACCATCGAAAAATCGGAGCAAGAATGATTCGGGCGACTCGCTCCTGCTCTCCGAGTACCTCTGGTTCCCAAGTGTTTTTGATGTCCATTTTGGCGGATGCGAAGTTGCTATCCTTCGACGTGCCGGACGCGAGCGAATAGGGCATCCCCGCACATCGCGCGAAGTACATCAGGCCCATACGCTGAAACATTTCGTCAGTAGTCGCCGGATGCTTTGGATCAAGCATGTTTGGCGTCCAACCGTCGGGCAGAAAGTTCAGTGAATCCCGTTCCCATTCCAACGTCATGAAGTCCGATGGCATCGCCGCTGGTGTCACCGCCGCCGAATTGGTCGAGACGAACACGCCCCACAACGCACACTTTTCAGCAGCCGCTAATGTGGCCTTGCTGAATCGCCGCATGTGCGCAAGATAATCGATTGCCGGCGCACATCGCGGCATTCCTCGAAGCTGGCCAGGTCGTTCTTGTCGGTAGAGATGAAATACCCGATCGGCTTCGTACCAATTCCCTCGCAGGATGTTGACGTGCCCAATGTTCAAGTCGCCTGGATGATTGTCATAAATCCAATATTCGACAGGATTCCCGAGATTATCGACTCGCTTACCGTCTTCAATTGTTGGATCAAGGACATGCCAATAAGGCTGCGCAACCTGATCTCCTTCATAGATTCGAATGTCCAACGAAATCGGAAGTAACGAAGGGCGAATGGCCCGCATCCCGAATACTTCACCATCGCGCCAATACGTTTCCACACACAAGCGGAGTTTATCAACCAGACCGACCGCGTTTGACCAATCTCGCCACGCCGCTTCGATCCGAGAGTTGAACGCTGCGTCCTTGGTCTGAACCTGCAATCGTGGGCCGCACCCGACGATATGATTAACCGCAGTCCGCAACATCCCTGCGTACCACGAATTGTTCTGAGATTCCAGCCTGCTTCGCTCGCGTGCAATTTTTCGCGTCGGCTTGACTGTCTGAGCACGACCCGACATCGGATCTGAATCAGCCCAGTGCCGCTTGTTTTCGATCGTCGTTCGTGTCATGTCCCAACCGGCGCGGGCAAAACCTAGCCGCGAGGACATCCACCGAAACGCTCTGGCAATGGGGTTAGCAGTCGCCATCAATTTGGTCCCCCCTTGCTCCTGGTGGACAGAAACGAACGCCCACGAATGGAGATACGCCACCGGCAGCGATGGCCGCCAAAGCATTTTGAGATGCTAAGTATTTTGCACCGGCAATTTGATCAGGGATGCGATTGTTCGTAACAGACACGCCGTCAGCGCTCACCACGTTCGGAGACGTGATGTTTTGTTGAATCGCTGTCGAGTTCGTGTCAGACATAGAAAAAGCCCATACCGGGAATGCCGCCCCGGCATGGGCTTTCAAGGTAAGGGATAGCTAGTCCCGTGATCGAAGACTACTACGTTAACGATGAAATGGAATACCAACTCTTCCGAAGTCCTATCCCTAGGATCATTCAGCTAGTTTTTCAGCCGTCTTTTGAGTTTTGAAGGTATTATCGCAGTGATCGCAACGACGGTAAATTATCCTGAATCCTTTTGAATAATTCCATTCCTTCGACGTCTCGACCTTACTTTGATCACATCCGCAATATGGACATGCTGGATATGGAGGCGTCCTTCCGTCCCCTTCCTGCTGGTACGGAAATTCTACAATCCTTCTGCCGTCGTGCGTTTCCGTCATCACGGACGATTCCTTTTTAAGTGAGATGGAATCTGTACGACACGCCGCGAGTAATTCGCTGGAATCATCACGCCACCCAATGCACATCCAAGCATTGACGCCGCCACGCCCGCAAGGCTTAGGCAGTCCATCCAGTGATTATCACGGCCTGGCTGTGCTTTCCACTCCCAAAGTTCTCGACCTCGTCCAGCCGTTTTCGTTGGCGTTTCCGCGCTTAGGTGATCCATCAATAGCCGATGCGTTTCCGGTCGCTGCCCGTAGACTGTCATCGTTCCTGTTTCGCCCATGACCGCAGCAGCACGCGCCGCCATCATAGTTTTCCAATGGTTCGTGTCGAAGATGACGTGCCGCACCGCCCGTCTACCGTCTCCGGAAGTCAGCATCCAATGCCATCCATGCGTTTCAGCCGCTTTCGCTGGCCACTCATTCATCGGCTTGTCACCGGCTTTGATGCCTTTGCCGTGACTTGGAACGACAATTCCAGCGAATGTTGACCTTCGACAGAACTCATAAACGGTATCGGTTGAGTCGCCCCAGTTGGCATCAACGACAGCTTTTCCAATGGACATCTCGCCGCCGCCTTCTCGCGCCCACGATTGCCCTAGTTTCGCCGACATCAACCCGGTTAAGCCCCAATGTAACGCCGCTGGAAGTTGGGATTGACCAGACGCCGATTGCAATGTTGGTGCAGCGTCCCCGAGAGTGAAGTAGCTTCGAGCTTGTTCCGGCCACGCGCCATAGTCGACGATCGAACACGTCATATCGTCGGCCCATGCCACGACAGCCCACAAGAGCAAACGGCCCTGAACGTCGACACCCATCGTCACCTTCGTGGCCCACACGGGAACGACGCCGCGTTCTAGCCGGTTCAGTTTGTTTTCGAGCCCCGAAAACGCCGGCTGATCCTGCCCGGTCGTGTTGTCGAGCGGTTCGTTCTGGTATTCCGCCGCGAACGCCACCGGACCGCATCGATAGAGCAGGTGCATTGCCGATTGAATCGCCGAAACGTCGTTCGTTTCTTTTTTGTGTGGCCACGCGACTTCGCATCCTTCATCCAGTTCCGTTCGGTTTGCAAGGTAACAAGCGTTGATCCGTTCAGGTTCCTTGATTCGTTCGGCCTCGCTCACGTCTTCAAAGTACCGATCCCACGCCACCATGTTTTTCGGCATGAAGTTTATTGTCTTTGTTCTTTTGCCGTGCCACTTCGGAAGGGCAAGCAACCTGTCCGACAAATCACCCTTTTCGATAACCGTGCATAGTGCCACGCATGCCATTGCCGTATCTGGTGCCGCCATCCCGAGAATGTCGCCCTCGATGATTTCTAGTCGTTCCTGCGTCTGGTCTGGAGATCCTGCCGATTCCTTCGTTTGTGGGTCGTCAATCAGGATCAAATCCGGACGAATGACCGTTCCGTCCTGACGTGTGTGGAATTGCCCGCGAACGTCGCCAGTGATCCCACACGACGAAATAACCGCCCCGGACGCTATGCTCCCTGGAATCGTCGGGAAAATGATTTTGTCGGCACCGAAATGAATGGCCGTTTCTTGACCGCAACAGATTTGACCCTGCGCTTTTTTGTTTGATCCACGCAACTGCGGAAAGCCGTGAATCTCGTTCGGGAACAATCCGTAAAGAGCTTCGTTGTAACCGAGTATCGTTCTCGCCGCTTTGATCAAAGACTTCGCTTTTTTGTCCGTCGCCGCCACGAGGCAAACGTACTTCCGTTTTCCGGTCAAAATCGCTTTGAGCGCCGTTCGCAACGCCCGCTGAGTCTTGCCAGTCCCGCGAGGATCGGCAATCACCTGGAGACCGCCACGGTCAACGATGTAGTCCATCCGGCTAAGTGATTGTCGCTGGTCCTCGCTAAATGGCCAACGGAACACGGACGGGAACAGCCATTGAAGAAACTGTTCTAAATCATCAGAAACCAACGATTTTAGCTCAGGGTCCGATACTGGCGGAGGTGGCCCGATGTCGCGAATCTCTTCCGACGTTTGGCGAGCGTGTTTGAGCGCAACGCCTTTTTTCGCTTCGCTTAGCGTCGATGCTGGAATCGCCTGACCTCATAAGTATAAGTCAAATTGATTTATTGGT